AGCGCTGCCAGCGGTCAATGCAGGTAGCGTTGTTATTGACCCGATGTTCCATGTGCCGGACTGCACAACAGCCGGTGGCGAGGCGAATGCAGGCAACGTCCCAGTGAGACCAACGTTCCAAGTTCCAATTTGTACTGATAATGCAACAGGCATATTAAATTGTCCTCACTGTCGATATTGTCCCACCACTAATAGTAGTTGTCCATGTTTGATTAATAGGGCTACCGTATACTGCTACGATAGTGTTACTGTTCAGTGTTGTTGTAACAGTAACACTGTTGATAATCTCAGTAATAACGTTACCAGCGGCTGAATACGAATATGGTATCGCGCCGACTAGATTAACGGTTTCAGCGAGTTCCGCCCGCGTTGTTTCAGCGGCGATTGCAGCAGAATTACCTGACGTGTCAACAAACGCCGCAGTGACTATACCCGCTGAGTTTACTGTAATTACGTTATACGTTCCGGCGGCGACTGTTGCTAGATTATATGCAGTATCAGATGTATTAACAACGGGTAGTATCACGGATCGTTGAATAGAGCGTCCCGTCAGCGTTGTTATAGCGTATGTGACAATATACTGCGTACCGTCAGCGCCATTGCTTATCTCAACTGCTACTAAACCGTTCGCAACAACGGGTGTTCCGACAGTTAAACCAGACGGTGTTGCTGCAACAGTCGCTGATATAATAGTATCAACGCTGAGCCAGTCGCCAAAATCAACGCTGTAGAAATCAACGTCGCTCGGGGATTTTGCGTCGAAATAATCGTTGCATGTCATTTTATATTATATTATCCAACGGGTAAAATTACGGTTTGCACAACGTTCTGTTCCGACGCTGTTACAACTGTATATGTAACAATATATTCAACGGTACTGGAACCACCGCTCAACAGAACTGTCACACAATTGTTCGCAACAACGGGTGTTCCGACAGTTAACCCTGACGGATTTGTTGTAACTGTAGCACTTGTTATTGTATCAACGCTGAGCCAGTCGCCAAAATCAACGCTGTAGAAATCAACGTCGCTCGGGGATTTTGCGTCGAAACTCTGTGAAAGTGTTTGTTGGGATTTTACAGCAAAAATATTACGTTTAGTGTCTGATACAACAATCGTGTTGTTATTATGTGCGTCAATGATCACCTGACGTTTGTTGTTGATTATCGTGACGATGTTACTCATTGCGGATTGGACGTGCGAGAATAACTGTAGGGTCCGCGCCGATTGCGTTGAGCATTGCAATAGCGTCGGGATCGGTATTTGACACACCGTCTGATAACGTTAAAACTTCGAGCATCAGCGCGGGGTTTGACATCAATGCTGTCGCTGCTTGTGTCCAGAGATTTACAGACTGTAGCCGCGTTCGCAGCAATTGTGCAGAAACGGTCCATGATGTCGGTAAAGGAATAACTGGCAGCGCTAACCAACCTGGTTGTCCGTTGACATTACCACGGGTAAATCCACTTGGAGGATTGCTAGTGAACGTAATCCACGCGTCTAACGAAACCACAACACCGTCAGCCGGCCATGTCCCTGCGCTCTCATAGAGTTGACGTAACTCGTCCGGATAAAAACTATTGTCTGACGGTGAATAATACTTAACGCCTGTGTTGTCCATTTTTTCAAATACAATCTCTGAAGGGTTTATTTTATTACCAACCGAACGCGGTCCATGAATATGTCGCCGCTTGCAAAATCCACGATCCCGTCCAGAGAACCGACCCACGGAGAAAATATAGGCGGTTAGTGACAGCGGCGGCGTGAATAGTCGGGGTTGCGCCGCTGCTCCACGACGATGAGTTTACCGCTCCTTCGTTAATTTGCACAGACGCACAAACTGTCGGAAATGCGATCGGAAAATAATGATTCGACCATCCGGAACCATCACTGAGACACCCACCTTGGATTATAAAACCGTTTGGAAACGGCATATACCAGCCGTTGCTGTTAGACTGCGGCGCTGACAAGGCGGCGCAACGCGAGGTGTCCACGGGATGTACGTGATCTTGGCGAGAGAACAACGTTGATGTTCCGGTCGCAACCGCATTATTCATCAGCGGCGGTGCAGATGACGGTTTTGGAATCTGATTATAGATTGCGGTTTGTAACTGATTTAATACGGTTTTCGACTGTGTAACACCGCCTGCCGTTAGTATCGCGAGTAATTCAGACTGTAACTGATTAAGCCAGTCGGCACTAACAACGGTCGCTGGTTGCGCCGAGGCGGGATTGCCGGACGTGAACCATCCCGGTGACGCGGCAACATTGAGCGCCGGCATACTCGGAACAGCAGTTGGTGTATCAATTTGGAACATTGTTGTTTATTTTCCTTTACGCTACGCGACCGCGTGTATCTTGCCAACCGTAAGTGACGAGATATATTGACGTTGATGCAACACTAGAGACAGCGCGGATTTGTGCAGATGTATTAGTTCGGATATTAAAATTACTGCCGCTTGCGACCGATGATGGTCCAATCAAAGACACGTTGCCGGTTGGTGTATTTGGGACTTCTGCGGCGACATCTATCGGAGTTAATAAAATCATCCACAAGGTCGCGGCTTGGCCACTCGCTCTAATTAGAGCATTAACCCGTACGCCCATCGGAACTGTTAGCGTATACGTTGCTGCTGTTGTTCCGAGTGTTGATGTTGTGACGTTGTTGACCGGAGAGTTTAACAAAAATTCATCACCGAACTGCGAAAATCCGAGAATGTGACTAGAACTATCAGTGATCACTGATCCGATTCTGCGCGCTTGTGTATATGTCGCTGGTAACGTCGGTGCTAAACTCGTTGACGCAAACGCTGCTGTTGATCCCGGTTTTCCGATTACAAAAACATGGTAACAAGTTGATGCTGCTAGCAACCCAGTGTCTAAGCCATTTGCGCCGATAGTAGTACAATCGAGTATCAACGTTGATGTAACGTTGATAACACCGGTCCCAATTTCTCTCGCTGATGCTGCACCTATCGAAATATCAACTTTTGTGTTCGGTGTTCCGGCATCGTTTGATAGCTGTAGACCGTAGAGCATGCCAGAACTTTGACCGATTTGTGCTGTAATGCTCTGTTGCAACTGATTATTAACAGTTTTCGACGGTGTAATACCGCCAGCGGTTAGTATCGCGAGTAATTCCGCTTGTAACTGATTCATGAAATCTTGTGTCAGAACCGTCGCTTGTATACCGATCGTTGGGTTACCGTTTGAGAACCATCCCGCCGTCGCGGCTGCTGATAGCGTTGGCATCGACGATGCGACTGTGTTACCGTTGGAATTATCAATTTGGAACATTAGCTGAAACTCGCTAGCACAACTGTATGTGCTGGTTTGATTTTTTGTATAATACAAAGCACGCCAGGATTACCCCACGCCTGTAATGGATCGCCGGCAGATGATTGTCCAGCGCTAAAAAACACTGGTGTAGTATCTAGCGGCATATTGATTTGCCAAGCGTGACACCAAGACGGGTCATTCAACGGTTGCCCGATTCTTGACGATCCGATCTGGAACGACGTGTACTCGGTTATAGTTGCAGTTAAACCGACAGCACTGAGATAGTTTGTATAATACGGAACAGAACATGATCCGGGATTTAGCGACAGTTTTGCTTTGACCGCTTGACGACGTTGTTGTAGCGTTGTGCCTAAATTAAATCCGCACGAATCAGGTAAACTGAGTGTTTGTTCCCACTCCGTTAGTAATTCGGTTGTATTACCCACTGGGGGGCTTTCGTTGATCAAATCCTGCGATCGTTGATTAACTCCGACAAAAACTCCCGCAAATGCCGTGCAAACCGTCGAAAGAACACTTCCTGATATTTTCTTCCAGATTTCACCACTCGGCAACAACGCAAACAACGCAGACGTAAAATCAGAAACAGCGAAAATACCGTTCGGAGTGTTATCAAGCGGAGAATTTGTTGCTGTCATATTACGAAAAAGTCACCGTGCCGAGCGTTGGAAGATAGCCCAACGCCGGAGTTATTGTTGCATTTGGCGAAAGTAGATTAAAATTTCCGATGCCAGGAACGGATGCAATCGCTTCTTCAAACTGTGATTGATACAACGACGTCCGTAACGGATCAGCGGATACTAGCAGCATATTTGAGATAGCTGCATTGATAGCAGCAGAATACGTGCTTGACGTTGATCCGAGACCCTGTATCGAAACGTTGATCGGAAACGGTATCGGAGCACTGAGATAAACCAGCGCTGTGACCGGGCGGAGCGGATAAACGTAATTTGCGACAAGCAACAGATCACCAGTTGCCGCACCCGCGCCGCGAGATTCTAGCGCTGCCGTGCCTATAGTACCGGTTGGAAAACCGTAGGTAGCGTCGAACATCACATAGACCGTGACTTGTCCTGTGCCGGACAGAACGGTCCATGCGCGCGTTACGCCAACATCCGCCGCCAACGCCCAAGCGTTGTAATCAGTGATATTCCCGCCCATAGCCGGGGCAGCAAACGCAGCTAGCATCCGGCTACGCAGACTGTTATCTGATTCGTCATCTGCTCCGCCCGTTATTGCAGACGCTGTAAACGACGTTGGTATACCGACTATCGGAGATGCTAGCGACAACGCTACACCGAACTCTTGATTACCGTCTACTCCGAACGCAGTCGCAATAATCGGCGCACTGATATTTCCAGCGCCGTCTACAGTTGCGGCGGCTGTCGTTGAGTATTGTGTACCGTCACCGAGATTAAACAATGTTCCGATCGGCAAAACGCTTCCGATTGTACCATTTTTTGCGCTACATGTTCCGACAGCAGCGCTACTATAGTTGCGTGATAATCCGCGGAAATTTGCCCACGCAACTAACGCTGTTCCGGTTGCAGTAAACGGTACTGCTTGTTGTGCAGCGTTGTCAATATGTCCGTGTTGATGATACGATAATCCAGCTAACGCTGTTCCGAGTATTCGTAGAATATTGAAACGACTCAGCACAGAACCGCTGGGTAACTGCGCTTGAATATCGTTTATGATTTGTTGTTTTAGCGCGGTTAATGTCGGTCTAAGCCATGCCATTTTGTTTTTACAACTTCGATGTGATATTGATCGGAAGTAATGTTCCGTCGAGTTTAGTTACGGTAATCTCAATTGCTAGCCAGTTCACGTTGAACCAAAACGTTGTAACAGTAAAACTTTTGACTAGACCGTCAGAGATCAACCATTGCAGCGATTCTGTAACATAAGCTTGAGCTAAACCAAGCGTCTGCGGGAGCTTCTTACTACGATATAGCTCCCGAAGTCTGGAACCGATCGGAACATCTTCTAAGCAGTCGTTCCAATAACCGCCGCGATCATCATAGTTTGATGTACGCCAAGTGAAAATACTAACAAGAACGTTAGTTACGAGATCATCTGTAGCAGTTGCGAGATCATCACCGAGAGTGTTCCACGCGAGATCACCGTCAATTGTGTCAGATAACAAATCAATTGCGAGATCAACCATGTGGACCACCCGTGTTTGCTGCACCTGACTGCACACCGTTATGAACGTGATTCAATAGATCAACACTACCAGTGAAAATATTAGCTGCTGTAAGCGTGCCGGTCATTGTCATTGATCCGTTGAAATTACATCCGCCGGAAGCATTGATAGTCAACGGATTTGAACCCGCGTTAATGACGATACCGCCACGTGTTAAACGGACTTGCTGTCCGAGATCATCGTGAATGCAAACTTCACCAGCCGTTTGCACAATACGATAACGAGTATCACCGACAGCAACAACAACACTGTTTTGACGGTTATCACCAACGGTCGCGAAAACTGCTTGCGCGCCGGGGTGCGGATTGCTTGAAAAACCGTAATGCATCAACACTGGAATATCACTGTGTAACTGCACGCCGGATGACTGTATCTGTACGAGTTGCACTTTTCCGGTATCGTCGATGAGTGTGAGATTGCCTTGTGAAATCATCTAGTTGTTATTTCGCTGATGTTGTTGTTGATGTTGCAACTGTTGCGCTAGATGCTGGTGTTGAAGCAGGTGTTGAAGCAGTTACAGGTGTTGGTGTTGCGGAGGCGCCGGGCGCGGTTGGGAAATGACTTGGAAATATAACCGCGCGGTCTGTTTGTGTTAGTTGATACAAATCTGTCGGTTCCGGCATCAACGCGGCTGGCGGCATCAACACTAGATTAGTGTGTGTTCCGTGATCATCAAAAATAAATTCAACGTCTGCAATAACCCAATTTACGTTTGTCACATGTAGTGTTGGAATCGAAACCGGAATTAATGTATTGATTTCCCACAGTTTACCGGTTATGTCACGCCAAGAATCAGTTAACACGTGTATAGACTGTGAGCGCCCTGCCCGCCGCGCCGCTTCCCATTTCGCGCGCAACATGACGATATCAATACCCGTTGGAGTAATGCGGCTGTCGGCAACCAACCAGCGCGGGCGGTATGTTGTCGTCCCTGGCTGCGCCGGAACATCAGTCGGATTACACGAGCCACCCGCATCAAATGCATGATCTACGACAACTTGTGACGGATCAACCGGTGCGTAACCGCCACCGACAATTTGTGCGGGCATATCCATGTTGAGATAATAATAATGCGAAAATCGTTGTGAAATATCGAAGATAGCCGCTGCTTCCTCGACGTTTACAGTTTCTTTTACACCGGATTTGTGTGTTGTTGTGCCGATTTTTGA